TCAGATGGGTGAAAGTTGGAAGGACGAATTTTGGAGCCTAATTTTTGGGGCAATATTAATTTGTTCATTTTTGCCTTGGACACAACCATTTGTTAAGGAAGGGTTTGTTTTCTTAGAACAATCCACGCCAAATTGGTTCGCCAACATGTTATATATAATAATAGGAAGCTCATTTGGATATCGCTTTGGTAAGCAAGGCTTACAGATGATAAACAAGAAAGGTAAGTAATGGCTGTTAGAAAAATAAAAAAAGTAATAACTGCTTTAAACAAGGCATCGAAAAAACATGCAGCACAGGCTAAAACGCTTGGATCAATAGTAAAAAACAAAAAATCAAAAGGTTATAAAAACAAAAAATGAGCGAAACTTATCACTTTTTAGAACATGTTAAAAAAATAATTGCAAGTAAGCGTTCTCAGGTGCTTGACATCTTATCTTCGGATGGTGTAAAGAACATGGAACACTACAAGGAGCTTATGGGAAACCTAAGTGCCTTAGAATATATTGAACAGGAACTCAAGAGCCTGCTAAATAAACAGGAGCAAATGGATGAATAAATCTTCAGCGGTAGATATAAAACCCGCATATATAAACTCAAATGATCTAGTTTTAGATCCAAAACTTATAGAAAAACCTTTGTTAGAAAGAATGCCGACACCCACAGGATGGCGATTGTTAGTATTGCCATATAAAGGAAAAGGCAAAACAGAAGGTGGTGTAATACTTCCGGATAAAGTTGTCGAAGAAAATCAAATATCTACGCAAGTAGGGTATGTTTTAAAAATGGGTCCTTTGGCCTATAAAGATAAAACAAAGTTTGAAACAGGCCCCTGGTGCCAAGAAAAAGACTGGGTAATATTTGCACGTTATGCTGGATCACGTTTTAGAATAGACGGTGGCGAAGTTAAGATATTAAACGATGATGAAATATTAGCAACAATTTTAAACCCTGAAGATATATTACATTGAGGATAAAATGGCAGAACAACAAGCTGAATTAGATTTAGAAGTAGAACCAAGACAAGAAAGCATAGAAATAGAAGTTGATGAAAAAGTCAACAAACAGGAAAACTCCTCTAATGTTGAGGTTGAGCAGGATAATGAGCAAGAGCAAGCCGTATCCGAATCGAAGAAACGTATTGATCGCCTTACTAAAAAAATGCGTGAAGCAGAAAGGCGTGAACAAGCTGCTATCGACTATGCTAAAAAAGTAAAACAGGAAGCAGATAGCCTTAAAGGACGTTTAAAGACCCTAGACCAAGGGTATGTTACAGAGTACTCCCAAAGAGTAGATAGTGAATTAGCTGCTGCTGAAGCGTCTTTAAGACAGGCTATGCAGTCGGGAGACACAGATGCTACTATTGAAGCTCAAAAGAAGTTATCTGAACTATCTGTAGCTAAAGAAAGAGTTCGATTAGCAAAAGCGCAACAGCCTGAAGAAGAAAAAGGCCAAGAGGTCCCTGCACAGCAACCTCAACAACCTGCGCAATATCAAGCACCTCCACCTCAAGCACAGAAACCTGACCCCAAGGCCGAAGACTGGGCTCAGAAGAATAATTGGTTTGGCCAAGATGAAGCCATGACATATGCTGCTTTTGGAATACATAAAAAATTAATTGAAGAAGAAGGGTTTGACCCAAAGACAGATGAGTACTATAGTGAATTAGACGAGCGATTGAAGACAGAGTTTCCTCATAAGCTTGGCAATAACGGAGATGGAAGCAGAAGACCCGCCCAAAACGTAGCTTCCGTCACAAGAACCGCTAAAGGAGCTGGGCGCAAAAGAAGAGTCAAGTTATCCTCCAGTCAGGTTGCAATGGCAAATAAGCTGGGAGTTCCACTTGAAGAATATGCAAAATACGTTAAGGAGTAAATAAATGTCAGAAACAATTACAGAAATAGATGTGAACGGCGTAGATCGCACTCCTCGCGCTAATAAGACTAGAAACAAGCAAACGCGGCGTAAGCCTTGGGCACCGCCGTCAATACTAGAAGCACCGCCTGCGCCCGATGGTTATCGGCATAGATGGATACGAGCAGAAGTTCGTGGCTTTGACGACACGAAGAATATTTCTTCTAGATTGCGTGAAGGTTATGAATTAGTTCGTAAAGATCAATACCCGGATTTTGAAGCTCCGGTTGTAGAATCAGGTAAATATGCAGGTGTTTTTGGACAAGGAGGTCTAGTCCTTGCAAGAATACCAGAAGAAACAATCCAAGAGAGAAATGAGTATTTTAAGGAAAAAACTCAAGATCAAATGGATGCAGTAGATTCTGATATGATGCGAGAAAATTCTCATTCAACCATGACGATTAGCAAACCTGATCGTCAATCAAGAGTAACTTTTGGTGGTCCTAAGAAATGATCACCTGCTATTTAAAAAGGAGACAATAAAAAATGGCAAACACTTTAACTGGTGGCTATGGTCTTCAACCAATTGGTTTAGTGGGTAGTGCTGTACATAATAACGGTACAACTCAGTATGAGATTGCAAGTAACTATACAACAGCTATATACAACGGTGGTATTGTAATACCACTTGCTGGTGGCACAATTGCTATATCCGATCAGGCTGTAGCACCATTAGGCGTATTAGGTGGTGTAAACTATGTGGACTCAACAACTAAAAAACCAACTTGGCTGAATTACTGGCCCGGCTCAAACAGCGTTAGCGTTGACACAAATCATCCTGTCAAAGCTTATGTTTACGATAATCCTATGCAATTGTTTAAAGTTGTTGCAGATGGAACTAATACTGACAGAGCTACTGCTTTAGCTGACATTTTTGCTAATTGCGATATGGCAGCCGTAAACGGTGGTAGTACAAATACCGGTAAATCTTCCGATATGTTAGATATTAGTACAGCAGCGACAACAAATACACTTGATGTCAGAATTGTAGGTCTTTTTGACGATCCTGCAAATGCAGATTATTCTGCTGTTGGACACCAATATGTTGTTAGGCTTAACGGTCACTTTAACAGCGGTACTACTATTGCAGTTGGTACTTACGCTACAACTGGTATATAGGAGAGTATAAATGGCAATATCTAGAGCACAACTAGCGAAAGAGCTAGAGCCGGGATTAAATGCGCTATTCGGACTTGAGTATGATCGGTACGAAAATGAACATTCGGAGGTTTTTGATGAAGAAACTTCGGATAGAGCATTTGAGGAAGAAGTGATGTTAGCAGGCTTTACTACAGCACCTGTGAAAGAGGAAGGTTCAGCAATAACCTTTGATTCTGCACAGGAGACGTATACAGCTCGTTATACAATGGAAACTATCGCATTAGCTTTCTCTATTACAGAAGAAGCTATTGAAGATAATTTGTATGATAGGTTAGCGTCTCGCTATACGAAAGCTTTGGCAAGATCAATGGCACAAACTAAGCAAATTAAGGCTGCGTCTATTTTAAACAACGCATTTAGCACAGCATTTCCAATTGGAGATGGAGCTGCTTTATGTTCATCAGCGCACCCATCTTTAAGCGGAAATCAAAGAAATCAGTTAAGCACCCCTGCGGATCTTAACGAAACTTCTCTTGAGCAGATGCTAATTGATATTTCGGGTATTACTGACGAGCGTGGTTTAAAAGTTGCAATCAGAGGCACAAAACTGATTATTCCAAAAGAACTTCAGTTTATTGCGGAAAGATTGATGACAACTAATTTGCGTGTAGGAACTGCTGATAATGACACCAATGCAATTAGAAGCATGGGTATGCTTCCACAAGGTGCAGTGGTCAATCATTTTCTAACAGACACTGATGCGTATTTTATTAAAACTGATGCACCTAACGGCTTTAAATTATTTAACAGAAGCCCAATTAAGACAGCTATGGAAGGCGACTTCGATACAGGAAACATGAGATTTAAGGCAAGAGAAAGATATTCTTTTGGCGTATCTGACTGGCGTTCTGTGTTTGGCACAGCTGGTGCTTAAATAAATTTTTAACAAGTGTAAAAGGGCGGCTTGCTAGTCGCCCTTTTTTATTATATAGTTTAGAAAACCTTGACTACAATAATGTAGACATTTGCCACGACAAGGAGAATTTACATGGCTAATACAACTTTTTCAGGACCAGTTCGTTCAGAGGGCGGCTTTACTTCCGTAAGTAAAAGCTCAACAACTGGTGCTTTTACAACGCTCTCAAGCATTAGCTCTACCGGAGTTGCTGCTTTTAACGCTAATACACTTTCTACAGAAGCAGGAACCGGCATAACAGGCGGAACCGGCACTATTTACAGAAGTTCTGTAATTAGAACAGGTGGTATTATACACACAAACATTTTAATTGATTTAACTGGTTTAAGATCAACTGCATCAGGAGACATCATTGGTGTTAACGGTACATCAAATGTATGTCATATTGGACAAATTACAGCCGCAGGAAACGGCACAATTTTAGCAGGTCGTATGACTTGTTTTGAAGCACCTGCTGGCGGTGATCCTGACATCAACGTACACTCTGCAACAGAGGGAACAGGCGTTGAAGATGGAGCTATTTCCAGTCTTACTGAAACATTGCTTGTTAATGCTGGTGACGCAACAACAGGTAGTGTTGTAACATTTACAGGTGTTCCGGCAGCAGATGAGTTTTTGTATTTAACATTAGGTGCAACTACTGACGCAGACTACACAGCTGGTAAATTGTTAATAGAATTATTTGGTTACGAAGCATAGATTAGGAGGTAAACATGGCTGATGCGGTTACAACGCAGACAATTGTCGATGGTCCTAAATATGCTGTTTTAAAACTAACCAACATAAGTGACGGCACGGGTGAAAGTGCTGTTACAAAAGTAGATGTTAGCGGTTTAGCTGAAAGTGCAAATGGCGTGACATGTACAGGTGCCACCATACAAAAAATATGGTGGCAATGTACGGGCATGAAGGTAAGTATTTTATTTGATGCTTCAACAGATGTTTTAGCTATTCAACTTGGAGAAAACCAATCAGGGCATCACGATTATACATCTTTTGGTGGTTTAACAAACAACGCGGGATCTGGTAAAACAGGTGATATAAATTTTACAACAGTAGGTCATTCAAGTGGTGACACATACACCGTAATTTTATATCTTAGAAAAGAATTTTGAGAATGGCTCAAAAAACTGAACATAAACTTGAGGTTGCTTTGGCACGTTTGGAAGAACGTGTTGAAGCTCTTCAGGAAGATATGAAAGAAATGCGTTCTGACATAGGCCAATTAAGAGAAACAGCCAGTCGTTGGAGAGGTGCTTTTTGGGTTATGATGGGCGTAGCAGGGGGCATTGGAGTCCTTGCAAATTTAACAATAAATTGGTTTAAATAGGAGAATAAAATGGCAATGAAGAAAGTACCTGCGAAAAATAAAGGTTTAAAAAAATTACCTACAGCTGTTCGTAATAAAATGGGTTTTATGAAGAAAGGTGGACCTGTTAAAAAGAAAAAGGGATATGCTAAAGGTGGACCTGTTAAACCTAAGAAAATGATGGCCGGTGGTGCTATGAGAAAAAAAGGTTACGCTAAAGGCGGTAAGGTAACACCTAAGAAAATGATGGGTGGTGGTGCTATGCGAAAGAAAATGATGAAAAAAGGCGGAGCCGTTAAAAGCAAAAAATAATGCCGTACCTTCAAAGTAATATCCCTCATTTTAAATGTTGGGTTAGAAGGGAATACACTTGTAATCATCAAAAGTATCATGGAGAGTTTTTACACGCCATGGCTATAGCGGTTACTACTATTCCTAATCGTTGTTTAAGTTTTCAACTTGTTTTCACAGGTTGTGAAACAGATGGAACAAAAAATCCAAATGTTCACGGTGGAGCAATGTGGGCAAGAATGCCCATAACCGCTTTAATGGCAGACATAACCGTTGAAGAATGGCCAATACCTATGGCAACACATGATGCTCAACCTTGGGATTGTGCTTCTCACACGCATGCTGTTTATACCATGGACAGAGCTACGCCTTGCCCCTGGTTAGCCAAAATAGGTGGAGAGATGTATCCAGCAAAATATTTATTTACAGTTGATTACACCGATAGTGAAATAGCGGATGATCCTGCCCAGCACAAGCAAAGTCATGTAATGTATTTATTGGATGCGGGTGAGTGGACAGGTAATCTTGTGGCATTGCCAAATAACCGAGTTCGTGTTACACATCCAGCATGGTTTGAAACAGGACAAGGGGCACCAGATTTTTTACCTTCGCAGTATATACATTACTCCAAATCTGATTTAGACTATACACTAGACGTAAATAAAATTTTTGATAACTTGTACAGCGAGGAATAAATGGCTTTATCAGCATCAACTAATTTTGAACCTGCGGTTGACGAGTATATAGAAGAAGCTTTTGAACGGTGTGGTTTAGAAGTAAGAACAGGCTATGACCTTAAAAGTGCTAGAAGGTCCTTAAATTTAATGTTAGCTGAATGGGCTAACCGTGGTTTAAATCAATGGACAATTGAACAAAGAACACAAACTGTAACAGCAGATGACACTGAATATGATTTAGGTACAGATGTAATTGACATTTTGTCTGCTGTTGTAAGGCGTAGTAATACAGATTTTAACATGACTAGAATTAGTCGTGATGTGTATTTAGCTATACCAACAAAAACAAGTACTGGTAGACCTACACAATTTTTTTTGGATAGGCAGATAACACCTAATCTTAAAATTTGGCCTGCTCCTGAAAACAGCACCGATGTTATACGCTATGATGCATTAACTAGAATGAATGATGCGGATGCGGCTCAAAACACTTTAGAGATACCTTTTCGATTTTATCCTTGTTTAACAGCAGGTTTAGCCTATTACATTTCACTAAAAAGAGCACCCGAAAGAATACAACTTTTAAAAAACGTGTACGAAGAGGAATTTGACAGAGCTATGGCTGAAGACAGAGATAGATCTTCTTTTAATATTACTCCGAGTATGGATTATTATAAGGTGGGATAATGAGTTTTTCTTCAGGAAAAAATGCTTATTTTATTTCCGACAGAAGCGGTTTAAAGTTTTCGTATAAACAAAAAGTAAAAGAGTGGAATGGTTCTGTTGTAGCTAAGTCTGAATATGAGTCAAAACACCCACAATTAAATCCAAGACCAAAAAAAGCTGACGCACAAGCTTTAAGAGATGCTAGACCATCTAGAACAGAACCTGCCGTTTTAGTTTTATTAAGACTTAATCCTTTTACAACAGGTACAGCGGGTCAAGCAACGACTACAATAACAGTTCAAGAACATGCCCACGGCCGAGCTGTTTCTAGCTCAGTTCGTTTTAGAAACGTAGCCCCTTTTGATGGAATAACGTCTGCTATTATGGAAAATTCTTCTGGATATTCTATAGCGAGCGTGGTAGATGAAAACAATTACACTGTTTCTGTATCCGGAACGGCTGTTACAGGTTCTACAAAAGGTGGTGGTAGTATAGCTTCTGCTGGACCTGTTACTTTGGAGAACTAAATGAGTTATACATTAACAACATTAAAAACAACCATACAGGATTATACAGAAAACACAGAAACTACTTTTGTTTCTCATTTAAGAGATTTTATTAGATCTACAGAAAATCGTATATTTAAAATGATTGATTTTGATGTATTTCGTAAAAATGT